AATCTAAATCACTATATTTGACTGTAAACTGACCCATAGGTAATGTAAAATATTGTAAAAGAATATCATTTTTATACAGGCCTGCGGTCAAATTTCTATCTACAGGACCTCCATTTGTTAAGCGAACTGAGCGAATGGTGTTTGATGCTTCAGGTACAAATATAGCTTTACCTGGAACCGGCGCTGAAAAATCACTTAGAACATTAAATGTTTTAATTAAATTACTACCTGAACCACCGCCAGTATTTGCAGCGTTAAATGCTGCATTAGCATGATTAAAAATTCTACCGCCATCAAAAGTAATTGACTTTGGATTAGCCAACGTATTGCTGGTAATTGAAATGCCATTTGAAGCAACAAACGCAATTGTATCTAGGCCATTTGCTATTAGATCATTTTGACCTGCAATTTTCCAAGTTTTAAAGGTGGAATTCATGGCAATCTTTACATTGCCAGAGCCCAAATTTGTTACATCAAAACCTGAATTTGCATCAAAACGAATGCCAGTTACATTTGTTACAACATTTGAAAATACATTAGAATCATCAGTTAGGCTTACGGTGAGTGGACTACCGCCGCCACCAGATCCAGCGTTTGCAGTATATTGCCGACTACCATCACCAAACTGAATATAATCTCTTGTAGCAACAGTATTAGCTGTTACATTACCAGTTCTAAAGAGGCCTGTTGATCTATCGAATGTTAATCTTGGAGAGGAACCAAGAACACCAGAATCATTGAATTGAATTTCAGTATTTAAACCAGCTGGGCCTTCATACCTTTCAATTGTCTGAATTGTATTAGAAGGGCCACCACGATAGAAAATTTTGCCATCATATGTGTTGATGGCAATTTCACCATTTGCTAGGCTAGTAGGGACATTCCCTGTAATATAGGAATGCCGTAACTCAATGACTGTATTAGACATTAGAACGAACTGCCGTCATTTACCTTTATATTAAAAAGATCAGTAACTTTTTGCTCAACCTTCTTTTCTTCTACTTTTTCTGGATTTAACTTCTTTAATTTAGAAGGCGTGGCAATGTTTTCTAACTTTTCAATGTATTCTTTTAGATTAGTAATTTCTGTTTTTTTGTTTTCTAAATCTTTTTGAAGGGCTGTATTTTTCTTCATCATATCATTTAAAGCACCTTGCAATCTAGATTTTTCTTCGTGAGCAGAAGCGTTTACTTCTGCTTTCATTTTGAATTCTTTCAATTCTTCATAAGTCTTAATCAACTCATTATATTTTGTTTCTATTTCATTTTTTGCTTTACCTGTATCTTCTGCTAATTTTAACTGAGTTTGAAATACAAAATTTTGCTTAATAATTGAAACTAAGTTATCAAGCAATATCTCTTGGTAAGCATTTGAAAATTCTACATTCATAACGACCCCTTATCATTGTTTAAAATGTTCCACCAGATAGGTGAGCAAATGTTGGAACGCCAGTATTATTAATTGTCAAAACATGACCTTCAGTTGATGAAGATGCGGTAGTAAATGCTCCTGTGCCTTGTCCAAGTAAAACACCATTTGTTGTAAATGTTCCTGCACCTGTACCGCCTCTTGCAACACCTAATGTACCTGAAGTAATTTGTGATGCAGAAATTCCTATGAGAGTTGAGTTGGCCTGTGATATGCGACCATTTGCTTCAAGTGTAAATGAAGCAATTGTTGCACCATTACCATAATGACCAGCTGTTGTAGCGATTGTAGTGAAATCAGTATTTGCCTGATTAAATGCAGCATTGGCATGATTAGCTGCGTATTGAACAAGAGCTGAAGAGCCTGCTGCGTTTGCAGCTGCAAAAGCGGCATTAGCTTGATTAAATGCAGCAGTAATATTGGTGTTCTGTGAAAGATTTACACCATTGATATTGTTTGCAGAAATAAATGCTGCGTTGGCTGCATTGTAAGAGTTTGTTACAAGAGTTTGTAAATCTTGTCCGTTTAATGTAATTGACTGTGATTTTAGATTAGCCCTAAGAGTTGCAATCCTAAAAGAAGCATCATTAATATTGATATTGTTATTAGCACCAATTTCTTGCGTATAACCTTCAAAAAGTTGATACTCTTTTGTACCTGCATCTCGAATAAAACCAGTATGAGCATTGACACCATCATTATAGTGACCTGCAAAACCAATGTCTAATATGTCTGAAGTATAGTTACCTGCAGCGAGAATAATCAAACTGTCATTAGCAACAATCTGTGAAGAACTTACCGTAAATGTATTACCTAAAACATTTAAATTACCCGTGATACTCAGATCACCGGAAATCGTACCACCGGTGTTTGCATTAATTGAATTATTAGCTCGAATGAAAGCAGCTGCAGCTGTATTCTGAGCTGTGGTTATATTTGTATTTTGTGTAGCGTTTACACCAGCTTCATTGTTAGCTGCAGCGAAGGCACCGTTTGCATAAACACCAGCTGAATTTGCAGCTACAAAGGCACCGTTTGCATAAATTCCGGCCGAGGTAGCATATACAAGAGCAGTATTTGCTTGAATGAAGGCTGCATTAGCATGATTTCTAGCATATACGTCCGCACCAGCATTAGCAACCGTATTTGCAAGGTCATAGGCAGCATTAGCATGATTATAAGCTCTTTCAAACTTATCAATGTAAAACTTACCGCCAATAGCTATGGAACCAGTACCGTCTGGCGTACCAATGAACAAAGTATTACTTGCATAAGAATAAGCTGGTTCACCGGCAAGCAAAGAGGTTGGCGTTGCCGTTCCTGTAGAAAACTTTAATTGTATTACGGTATTAGCCATTTAAAATGAGCCTCCGACTATTATTGTAACTGGTGGTTTTATTTCGTATTTTCCTGTGTCGGCATTAAACACAACACTATCTCCATCTTCTGCTGAGCCAGTAACATCAACAAGTTCTGCTAAAGCAACATTTGGTTTTGGTCGAAAATTTTGCGAAATCATTACTGATTTATTTGTTTGAGTAATTCTTACTTTACCTAAAAGATTTTGTTCAGGCTCAGCAACGTTTGCACTTGGTGTAAAATTCTGTGATGCTAATTTTGGCTTAACACCTGGCCGTATTTTAATTGCACCTATATCCATTATCGTGTTATTCCAGGTAAAACATTTACTATGCCTTCAACAACCCTCGTTCTTGTGGTGTCTGGAGCTGTAATAACTAAATCATACAAATATCTCCCAGGGGTCATATTTGCAGTATTGGCTGCAGTCATTGTGAGGGTAATTTCACCATTTGCAATACCTGTGACGGTAGCAGTAAAATTATTGGCTACTGAAGAATAGTATGATTTTCTTAATTGTGATGCGGCGGTATAACCTGATAAATTAATTGAATCACCGCCAATATCATCAACATTAATTATAACAGAAAAAGACGCATTTTGTTCGATATTAAGTTCTGAATAAGCAGCCACAAATTACTCCCGTTTTATCGTCTATTTAGTTAAAACAGGTACTTACCAAAAAAAATCTAATTTAAACCCATTTCTTGACGAATTTTAGTGGCCGATATTGAGTGGATTGTTTCATCAAAAGTTTCTTGTTCAATTTTATAACCCACATCTCGCCCATAGGTTATATTGACAATATTTGGCACAAGAAGAATTTCATATTGACCTTGATAAAGGGGGTCGAGGTCTTTCTTAATGAATTCTTTAACTTGGTTTGACGCAAAAGGATTTGATTCATTCCAACCTTGGCAATCACGAATCATAATTACAACTTGTCCTGTCTTAGAAATTGCCCTATCAAATAAAGCCCTATGCCCTTTATGCCAAGGTTGCCATCTACCTAACATTTGAACAGTTTCTTTTTTCCAATCAAAAGTTGGCCGGCGCCGGTCAGAAAGTATATGGTCACCAACAAATTCTACCCACTTCTCCGCTTTTTGTTCTGTTATACGAAAATCATAAACCTCTGGAGGAACAAAAACTTTATTTGTATCTTCAAATCTACCTTTTTCGATTGTGTCGATCCATATGGTCCAATCTGCTTTAAAATTATGCCTCATTTCTGGTAATGGAGCTATAAAATCTGCAATAACAAAATCTTTTAAAAAAGAATCTGCTAACTCCCTCATTCTGATTGATTGACGTATTCTGCCTTCATTAGAGAAATCCCAATCATTATATTTTTTTCTCACATCGTCTGCATTTATCCACTTAACTTTAGCTCTAGTTTCACCAACATTATCAGCCACATTAAAAAATTCTGAATGATCCTCTAGATATTTTTTTAATTTTTCTGCAAAATATGTTTTACCAGATCCTGGTAGTCCCATTATCAATATTCTTTTCATATTTTATAATCTTTCTCCATTTTAACAAAACGGTTGTAGAGTTCTTCTCCTAAAATTTCTTTTGGATCTTTAGATGTTTTTTGTAATTTTGGCCTAATTGTATGTAAACCATCAAACCCCCAAGCAAACAAATCATTATCTTGTGTATCATTTTTTATATCATCAAAATTGTAATTCCATTTTGGTAATTCTAAAAATTCTTCAATTTTTTGTATTTGTTTCATTGGTTGATTGATGAGATCATCATAATTTACAATTACAATTTGTTTTGGTGCTTCAATTTTAATTTGTTTTAAAACTTCCATATTTTCTTTAACTATTTCAAACCATATAAATCCCATTCGATTATCATCATTAACTGAATAGTTATTTTCTTGTAGTATCTTGTCCACATTGGAATTTGGATCTTTTTTAATTAATGAAAGCCAACTTGCCATTATACTTGGTAAATCTCTTTCTGTCACTATAGCTTTCATTTCTCTACCAAACAATTCTGAAGCATGCAACATATTTTTTCCCCAATTTCGATCTTTATCAATTATTATTGGTTCCAAACGATGTTTCCAAAAAGCAGGAAGTATTGCTTTTGTTATATTATTAATTTGTTCAACAAAACGATTTGCGTTAACTGCTTGATCTTTATCCCATATTTCTTGAAGTTTTGAAGTTACTTCAAGCATAGGAGAAGTTGGAGTAACATAAACACTTGGATTCTGATTTAAAATTGAAGCTAAAACAGTTGATCCTGATCTCGATAAACCTGCCATAAAATGATAAGTTTTATCCATTATTTTAAGGTCATATTTGGTATACTTGGATGATGACCTTTACGACAGTCAAATTGACGACAAGCTATTGGTCTATCCTCATATATTGAGCATTTACCATCTACAAACATACCACAACCACCTTCTTTTTTTCTATAAAGAACGACCAACGGACCAACATTTGGATTTAAGTTCAGTTGTTCTTGTGTTGGATTTACTAGACTAATTGGATATTTACCAGATGCAATTTCGTCTGGTGTTAGATACGGAGATAATTTTTGACAACAGAGAGTACAGGTGCCACAAGGCACCTCAGACACAATTTCGTCTGTTCTAACAGAGGTTATATTGATATTTTTTATGTCAAAGTATGTTTTCATGTAAGTATTCTTTAAGTTCTGCTAAAGGTAAATCCCAATTAGCATAATGTTTTTGTCTAAAGATTGTAAGATTATCACTATACCATTTTGTTTTATTACCAGGTATCGCCCAAGTATAATAATTTAAAAGGGGTGTTAAAACTACAGAAAGTTTTCCCATAGAACCAGCTGCATGAATTAAAGAAGTGCAACTAGAAACAACAATATCCATTTGATCAATATAGTCGAAGGTATCATCCCAATTTTTAATTTTGTCTTTTAAATTGATAACTCTTGGATGTATTAAATCTTCATCCATATGAAAAGAATAAATTGTATAATCTTCTGGAATACATGCTATCATTTCTTCAAAAGGAACAGTTCGATGAAGGTCTTGATCATATTGTGGATTTCCCATTGATTTAATACCAATCTTTTTCTCACCTTCTAATTTTGGCGCCTTCTTAATTGGCGAAAGATATGGACCGTACCATAATTCATTTTGTTCTAATTCCAAATAACTTGGAACTGGCATCGAATATGTCCATAACCAATCATCTGGTAGCAATTTAACATTCGACATACAAGGAAAACCACATCTTTCAAATATGTTAATAACGGCTTTACTATTTGAAAACCATATAGGATTTAAACCCTTTTCTTTGAGGTGCTTCATAAACCTTACTGATATAATTTCATCACCAATGCCGCCTTCAGCACAAACAAGAATTGTTTTTCCTTCTGCTGGCTCTCCCTGCCAAAGATTTGTTTTTGGAAATGGAAATTCATGCCAAGAATTAAATGCTCGGCCGCCCAATAAAACTTCTCTAAGACCTTTTTTAAATAGACCATTTCTCAAATCATATGTACCAAGGTTAAATTTAACTTTTCTATCTATTTCTTGGTCATGTGGTTTAGTTAAAATATCTCTTAAAACTTTCTCACCTAAATCTTTTCTATCTAGTAAAAAATAAGTAAAGGCTTCTTCCATTCTAAGGTTAGGATCATCTGGAGCATCTTTTAAATTTATTTGTATGAATTTTAGAGCTTCTTCTGGTTTGTTTAATTGTAAATAACCTCGAATAATATTGATTCTTGTTGTGTATTTTTGATCAGGAGTTAAAGAAAAATCATTGTATAGTTTAAGAGCTATTTCCAAAGATCGATCAAAGCTTTTACATTTGACATATAATTGCCCTAGCTCATCAAAATGCTCAATTAATTGAGCGTAAGGTTGCATCAAATCTAAAACTATTTTAGCTTTTTCTTTTTGATCAATGTCAATTAAAAATTTAGCTGTTGATAAAGGATCTTTCATTTTTAAGTATTAGCAACTTGATACATTATGTTTTGTGGTTCGTCCATTTTATGGACTGACCATGTTATCAATATTTCAGCTATTACATTATTGTGTGTTCTAGAGGTGTGAATACATTGTTCATCTGTATAATTTTTAAAAATTTTATCCCAATAAGGATCAAGAGCAAATTTAAAATCTTTAACACGCATATCTACATCGTGAATTAATCCAAGAGGAGTTTCACTTCCACCATTTTTAATGTCTTCCTTATTTCTTTTTTTAGAAAACATGTCAAGAGTGTGACTGTAAATTGGTCTTTTATGTGTGGGATCTATGAGAAAAATATCATGACGAGGATGAGGAACTCTAATATCAATTTCTGTGCCATGTTTACAAACACGATAGAGTTCTTTAATACAATGAAAAAAACCATCACCTAAATGTTCAAGTATATGGTGTGCAATCACATGGTCTACACTATCATTATCAAAAGGCAAATTATCTCGTTCTAAATCTAGAACATGATCTGGTTCAGAACCAGCATAACTATCTATATTAATATAATCGGGAATTCTTTTGTTGCCTGAACCAATATTTATTTTCATAATTATCACCTTTAAACATGAAATTATAACACATCTTTATTTATTTGTCAATAGTACAAATTAGAAATAGCGGCAATTGTAGTATTTCCACTTGAGGATGGAGTAAAAAGTTTTGAACTGGAGATTTTGCTCCATTTTCTGTCTGTAATTATTTGAGTTGGAGAAGATACTCCTAATGTACCATAAATACTGGCACTTCCGTTTGAAGATTCTTGTTGATTATTTCCAAATGCTCCGGCTTCATTTCTTCCCCAAGCCCATAATGTTCCATCATCTTTAAGAGCAAAAGAAGTATCTTGTGAAACGGAAATTTCTGTCCAACCAGTTTGATTGGATATTTGGATTGGTGAAGATCTGCCTGAGATAATACTGAGGTCTTGCAATGTTAAAGCCACACCTAGTTGGCCAAAATTATTATTGCCCCATCCCCAAAGGGTTCCATCGGTTTTAATAGCTAATACATGTATACCTAATGATAGTGAATGTGGCCCAGCAATTTTTTTCCAATCTGAAGAAGAAAAAATTTGCACTGGAGATGATATGCTAAGTATCGTGGGATCGTTGGCAGTCCCTAAACGAGCTTGAGGTTTACCCCAAAACCAAAGGGTTCCATCGGTTTTAATAGCTAATACATGACTGCCACTAACTCCAGAAGAAGCCTCAACAAGTTTCCAATTATTGTTTGTTCCAACTTGAACAGGAGAAGATCTACCAAATAAGCTACTATTAATTCCTAAAGACCCAGCTTGATTATCCCCCCAAGAGTATAATTTACCTTCATCTAATTTGCCTCTAATAGCAAATGTTGTATCCATTCCACAAGCAACATATTTCCAAAATGTGTTTGCTCCAACTTGAACAGGAGAAGACGTATTAATGGTTATGCTAGTATTAGTTCCTAATTGACCATAATCATTTTTTCCCCAACACCATAATGTTCCATCCGTTTTTACAGCACAACTATGTGCATTACCAGCAGCTATACTATCCCAATTTGTACCAACGCCAATTTGAACAGGTGAAGATAAATTGATTGTTGTGTCAGTTCCTAATTGGCCATATTCATTTTTTCCCCAAGCCCATAATGTTCCATCTATTTTTATTGCTAAGGAATGGCCAGTTACATCAATTTTTTTCCAAAATTGAGAAGATTGTAATTGCACCGGCGATGATCTCGAAATCGTTGTTCCATCACCAATAATACCAGATCTTCCATCAACCGAATTATCTCCCCATAAAAATATATGTCCAAATTTTGTTATATTTTTTAAAGTATTATTTTTTAAAAAACTAGAAGTAACATCTATGTTTTGAGATTTATAAGCCATTTTGTTTTAATCAAAAAAAGTTTCGTCTTTTATGCCAATCAATCCGGATGCTGAAGTGCTCACACTTATCCAATTTCTACCCCAATCAGAATTGGTAGCCGAACCAAATAAAACAGGCGAGCTCACAGGCGCATTCCCATAAAGAGCTCCTACAAACGGCTCTACGCTGTCCCATCCCCAAAGAGTCCCATCGGTTTTAATAGCCATAGTTGGTTCTATAAGCTTTGCCCAATTTTTTGCTGTTCCAATCTGTACTGGAGATGAATATGCTGCACCTGTACCTGGTGGAACATTTAAGAAACTTCCTGCCCATGCCCATAGAGTTCCATCTGTTTTAATTGCATGAGCACCAGACCCAAAGATTACTTGTTTCCAAGTATTATCTGTTCCAATCTGAACAGGAGTGCTTCGAAAAGCATAGTAATCGCCGGTAGAATCTCCAAAAAACCCATAAGCATTTTCACCCCATATCCAGAGAGTTCCATCTTTTTGAATTCCAGCTACAGCGCTGCCGTAAGCGCCTGTTATTTTTGTCCAATTAGTGCTTGATCCAACTTGCGTTGGAGAAGATCTACCAGACCCCCAAGTCCAAAGAGTTCCATCTGATTTGGTAGCCCATGCCAAATGGAAGAAATCGGGAGCTTTTACAGATATCCATTTATTGTCTGTACCTATCTGAGTTGGAGAAGATTTGTTATTACTAAGAGATCCGAACGTAAAAGATGCTGGACCATAACCTAATTGGCCGTTATAATTATGCCCCCAAGACCAAAGAGTTCCATCTGTTTTAATAGCAAATGTTGAATAACCACCTGTTTCTACAATTAACCAATTAGTGTTAGCGCCAATTTGAATCGGTGACGATTTGCCTGCTAAAAAGTTTGAAGTATTGTCTCCAATTTGACCATAATCGTTTGCGCCCCAACCCCATAATGTTCCATCCGATTTAGTAGCAAAGGTGGTCAAAGAACTAGAATCAATTGAGGACCAATTAGCTCTTCCTCCAAGTATAGTAGGAGATGATCGTCTGGTCAGATCATTCAAACCTAGTTGGCCACGATCATTTAAGCCTACACCAAAAATATAATTTTGTAAAGGAAAATCTCTAATATATGGATAGGCCTCAGATAATCTAGCTCGACTCACATATATTCCAAGTGATGTATTGGATATATCAAGTGTAGCGCTATTCTTAGAAATTAAATAATTGGTCATTTTTATTAATTATAACCTGGATCTTTTAAAGCCAAAAAATTTACAGAACCAGTAATTCCAGTAGCAGGAGAAATCATAGAAACTTTTTTAAAACCAACATTTGAGGTTTCAGGAATTGCTCTAGAGAAAACATGTGTCAAAAGTTGAACTGGAGATGATCGATAGGGAATCCATTGGCCATCAGCAGTATTTGAAGGATTATAATTCCATGTGCCCCAAACCCAAAGAGTTCCATCCGATTTTACTCCAATTGTGTGAGTGTTACCTGAAAAGAAATTATTTCCGCCAATTTCCACATATCTCCATGGAATTTGACCATCACCTTGCGAAAATACCTGAACAGGAGAGCTTCTATTAATACTTGTGTTATCACCAATTTGTCCTACTACGTTAGAACCCCAAGCCCATAAAGTTCCATCAGTTTTAAATGCTGTTACACTTCCTCCAGCGTGAACTGATCTCCAATTTGTGTTTGCTCCAATTTGAACAGGTGATGAGTATGTTTTACCTAGTGGAAAAAGTTCATTTGGATTTAAACGTGAACCTTCTCCCCATATCCAGAGAGTTCCATCTGATTTAATAGCCATTTTAATTGAGCTAGCATTACTGATAGATTTCCAATTCGTATTTGCTCCAATCTGAACAGGAGAACTTTTTGTAATTGTTGTTATATCACCAACTTCGCCATTACCATTTTGGCCCCAAGACCAAAGAGTTCCATTGTTTTTAAGAGCTAAAGTGTAATCTATTGCAAACCAATCGTTTGAATTACCAATTTGAGTAGGAGAAGAACGATTAATGGTGTCATTAAGACCTAGTTGGCCACTATTATTTAATCCCCAAGACCAAATAGTTCCATCAGTTTTAATAGCTGTAGCTGCATATGAAAGGGCTGAAATTGCTTTCCAATTTGTGTTTGATCCTATTTGAGTTGGGCTGGAAACCCATGTTCCGGCAATAGCACCAGTATACCATTGTGGGTTGTATCCCCAACCCCATAATGTTCCATCTGTTCTAATAGCAAAAGAAAAATTTGATCCAGGATCGCCTGCGATATATTTCCAAGAAGCGGAATTTGCTGTTTGTTGCCAAAAAGTTTCACCGTTAGAATCCCTATTTGTATAATGCCATAGTGTTCCACCAACAGTTATATCATCTAAAATTGGAAGCTCAGGTCCAATCGAATCTCTTAAAAGAAGTTGATCGGTGTTAACCTTAAATACCATTTTTATTTTCTAATTTTTGTATTCTATCATTTAGTTCTTTAACTGTTTCCACCAAGTAAGCAATAATACCTTGATAGTTTATTGTTTTAAAACCTTGATTAGTTTGATTTACTAAATGCGGTAAAGTTTTTTCAACATCTTGAGCAATAAAACCCGAAGCTTTTCTGCCGTTATCTTTCCAATTAAATTCAACCCCTGATAATTTTGAAACCATGGAAATTGGATTTTTAATTTCTAAAATATTATCCTTTAATGATATATCGGATACTGTATTGAAATTAATTGAAGTAAGTGTTGCCGTATTTGGATTAAAATACAATTGAGTATTTGATATAAAAACATTTGGAGAAAGTAAACCAGTATTAGAAGAAGCTAAACAAACCGGATAATCTAAATTTGTAGTTATATTTACATTAGCAATAGCTGGTATAGCTATTGACACATTTGAAATTTGATAAACTTTGCCTTGCGTGTCTACACTAACGATTGCAGTTCTTAAATTACTTCCGTATATTCCAGCAGGTACGCCAAGAGTAGCCATTTTATGTTATCTCCAAAGCTGAAACAATTACATCAGCTGAACTCGTTAAAGAAGATTGAACATTTATAAAATCTCCAGCTTCCAAAACTAATTTTTGGTCTCCTCCAATTGGTACGAGAGTTTGTCCAGAAGCAATTGGTGCCATATGCGTTAAAAAACACAATGTACCGCCAGAATTTACCATTACATTTGCTGTAATTGCTGTTCCAGTTTTATTAGCAACAGACATACCAATTATTGTTGTTTGGGTTGCAGCTTGACAAACGTAAACATTTGAAGCTGAAGTACCAACCGAATTAGTTAAATTATTTTTAAAACTATTTGCCATTTTAGTACCTTTTTTATCCTAAAGCAATTGAAAATGCGAGAGCATCAGCACTAGCAACGTTTGCTGCAATAAAAGCTCCGTTAGCATAAACGGCAGCTGAATTTGATTTAGCTGAAGTTGTATTTAAAAGATTACCAGAAGAACCAATTAATAGAGTTACATTTGCAATTTCGTGATTTCCATATGAAACAAATGTTGTTCCAGCAAAAGTTGCAGTATTTTGTATAATACTTGTTGTATTACCAACATATAAATCTCTAGTTATATCTAAGTCCTCAAGTATAGAAACGTTTCCAGAAACATTCAAATCTTCTAAAATATATCCAGAACCATTTACGTTGAGGTTATCAAAACCAATAACATCTAAGGTAATATTACCACTTACTGTAAGGTCTCCTCCAATTGTAACATCATTTTCAATGTGTACATTAGTATTAGCAACATAAGTTTTTGTTACGCCGCCTTCTCTTAAAAAATTTATATCTTCAACAATTTGTTGAGTTGTTGATAACCATTGATAAAATGTGTTAGTAGTAACTACTGAGCTTATTATGTTAGCCATTATTGTTTCCGAAGTGAGGCAATCTCAATGAGTAAATTTTTAATGTCTTGCATGTCTGTTTCTAATTTTGCTAAACGTTGTTTTGTTTCGCTTTCTTCTTTTTTAAGTGCTTGAACTAAATTTTTTTTATTTTTATATTCTCGTAGAGCAGCTAAATTATTATTTAGAAGAGCTTTAGAGTTTACATCTCTAACTAAATTTTCATCTTCTGTTTGAACTAAAATATTAGAATCTATCATTGTCATGGTGCTAATGCTATTGCTCTAAAATCTTTAATAATAGGAATATAATTTGTATCTGAAGATCTCATTACTATTTTAATTGAAAATGTTTTAAAATTATTATATGTTACACCATCTGTTCCAAGATAAGAACAATCTAATGTTAATGGTTTATACAAATATTCAATAAAATCCGTTGTAACTTGTGATTTAGTGGAATTTAAAATAGATTCATTTCCTTGTTGAACACTTTTCATTCTAACATAAGGTCTTTCTTCAAACAAAGTTTCATCTTCATCAGCTAAAACTCTATAATAAACTTCAATATTAGTTTCTGTTGGTTGATAAGCCGTAAGGTAAACACGAATCATATTTGCATCAAAACCATCTGCTAAATTAACCCTACGAGTAATATAACGAGCTGCAGCTGGTCCACCTTTTGGACTAAGTTCTGATTCACAAGATATAACAGCTCTATTTTCGCTTGTTGATTGTGGACCTCCTGCATCATAATTCAAAAATATGTTTGTATTTCCTACATAGCCAGATCCTTCAGTTGTTATTTCAATTCTTTCTATTGTGCCTGTTGTCGTATTAGCAACTGCTTTTCCTACAAAACCTGAACCCGGATAAACATCTGAATAAGAAGCTGTACTATTAGAAACATAAAGTGTAGCATTACCAGTTTGATTTCTACCAGCATCAACAATAGTAAATTTATCGAGAGATAATCCACAATCATTAATTATATTTTTTACTCCAACTAAACTTACCCTTGAAGCATCAATCATAGGTGAAATTGTATTGTCGGATGTTGTTAAACCAGATTTAATAAAAATGGAATTGCCAGTAGAACGTACCACTTTTCTGGTGTCTAAAACTAAATTTTCTTCTTGTAAAAAACGTGTGTATTCAGTATCTAAAATTCCGCTAGAATTATCTCTTAATCTGTACAAATATTGTGTTGAAGCTCCGTCAAATAAAAGTTCTTGTGTTGTAACTTTCATTAAATCATATTCAACATTTGATGATGGTGCTAAATTTTCAAAAACAACTTCTGTTGTTGTATCTTTTACAAAATCACAAGCATTTAAACGAAACATCAAATCAATATCTTGATAAGGAGTATAAGTTGAACCGTTTTGAGATTTAAAAAATGACCCAGCAAAAACTTGTTTGTCTACTCGCCGATCAGAACCATCAAGTCTTGCTCCTCCAATTTCCGCTATAAAAACTTCATAATTGTCTGAATTAGTAAACATTACAATTGCATGTTCACCAGGCAAAAGAAAAATTGGTGCAGGAAATTTAAATCTTGTATAATGATTTGGATTTGAGAGATTAGGAATATTAGAACCTACACCAGAAACAACATTTATTTTGTCTGGTCTTAAAGATACTTGACCAAGAGCTGCGCTACTATGAATCATTGAAGAATGAGGATAACCATTAATAGTAGGTCTTAGTTGAATGGTAAATGGTTGAAATGTTACTTCATCTTTTTTCTTAAAAACTAAATCAACACTATGCACAAACATACCTTTTGGATAAGTTGCTGCATCAACAAAAAAAGTTTGTGCTACTGGATCAATAAACGATGTTGCCATATTAATTCCTAATTAATTTACTTTTGAAGTATTCTTTAATTACTTTAAATGGAGAAGTTAAAATATTAATTAAAGAAATTAATATATAAAATGCTATCATAAAAGTAAAAATTGTGTAACCTTTTAATTTAGAGTCTGCTTTACTTAGATTTGGATTTGTTAAACCTACAATTACGCAGATAATTAACCCTAGCCAAAATACAAGTTTACCTGTTAAAGAACCTTCGTCACGAACTCTTTCGATATATGCCATTTCATCTGACCAAGGCCTCGCAATTACCTCAGTCATATGTAGTGCTATATTTCTTTGCATTTCATTATTGTCATTCATATTCCAAAGATACAAACTTGGGCCACGACCCTTTAACCACTCAACAATTGTTTTTGCCCAATAAACATAACCACGATAAATGATTGGGTGATTACGTTGTAAGCGGCGACCAAATCTCTGATCAGCTTCATTTATATCTGGCGCAAAGAATCCTTGTTGTGCCATTTCAGAACAGATAATTTTACAACCAGAACCTCCACCACTTGGAGGTGGAGTTCTATCTCGAACTAAAGTTGTCCCTAAAACTTGCCTCTGAACAACGCTAGTTGTTGCAATGTTATCTTGTCGTTCATAAATTGCTTGTGTTTGAATAGTAGGAACACGAACAGATACCGAAACATTTTCAACAGTATTTAAAACACCCTGAGCATACCATTGTTCCTCTGCAAAAGAGCTTGTTGATTGAGGATCATTTATAGGTGAATTAGTTAATCTAATTAGACGAGCACCAGTTCTACTTCTCCATCCGTTATCATAGGCTGTTGCTCCATAATTTGGCAAATACCAACGACCTGCCATATCACCATGATCATCTGACTGTGGTTTACCTACCGACCAACGAGATGTGCTATCAGGATTTACATTCCAATTGGAAGAAAGTGTGGCTACTTTAGTGCTTCCATTATAATTTATAATGGTTCTTTCTTGTCCAATTCCTGTTCCAGCAACAATTCGTATTTGATAAAACTGTGTTGCTGTAATTGGATCTTCTAAAACTTTTGTTCCAGTAAACGGCCATGCAACATTTGCATAAGTTGTTACAACATCAACATAAGTATTATTATATGGAGCTCCAGAACCAAGAGTTATTGTATTAGCTGTAGCAGAAGTTACATTACCATTGTTCCAAAACATAATATCAATTTTAGCTGTAGAACCACTTACTGTGCCAGTAATTGTATCATTTGCTGCAAAAGTTCCTCTCACATCACTTAAATAAACAACAGGTTGATTTAATGACCAAGATCTACCAGATTGTTTTACCACAATAGCTGAGCCACCACTTGAAGAAGTTACTCTTTCATAAACTCCATAACTATCATCAAAATCACTACTTACATTAGCTAACCAAGCTATAGATGGAAATTCAATATATTTTGTTCCATCAAGATCTCCTTGTTCTGCATACAAGTAATGGTATTCATTAGGTCTTAACCCTTTTGCTACTGTAATAATCCATTGAGCACGAATATAAGGTATTACAGAAAGATCAACCTGTCTAGCTCCAATACTTCTGGTTATTCTTTCAGGTACAAGAACCTTTTTAGTTCCTGTTCTATCTTTAGAATAATAAGTTGTTGTTGTTGTTGACCTTACAGTATCATTGTAATCAAGATAACCAGATGTTCTTGATTCTGTTTGTGTTTGTACATTAACATTTTGTCCAGACACAAAAGTATTCCAAGAATTCCATTGATTACCCCAACCAGCCGCTCGGGTATCATGAAGTGCTTCACCTATTTGAGCCCAAGCATCATTTTCACCTTCTAAATTAACAAGAACATCTGGTCTTGTTTCTTTGTCAATCCAAAAATCTCCTGGTGGCGTAAAATCAAGTGTACCTGAATAATTTGAAAGTACAAAAGGATTAACCGAAATACCATTTGTTGCAACATTTTGAGTAATTATCGATTTAACTGTATAAGGACTAACAATAATAGATCCTGCTTCTACATTAGCTGTTGTAAGAGAAGTATTTACAACAAAAGAAATATTTTCATCTTCAAAATAAGGCCGAAGTTCTCCAGCTTCAAAATCCATTGCACAAATGTAATCAACATTTTTAACATCGCCAACTTGGTGGCCTCTAAAGGTGTCAGTTAAAATACCATTTTTAAATCTTTCCAAACCATTATCATCAAGTACAGTTAGATCTTGAGCTGATCTCTCTAATAAATTTAATGTTGTATAATATTCTAAATTATCAATGCGTTTTTCTAATTTACCAATATCTCGCATTGTATATCGTTTATTTTCAATATATTTAACTTTTGTGTCAGACGGAAAAAAAGTATAAGGATTAATAAAAATTGTATATAAACTCATTGAACCGTCTGGTTCTGCCGGCGTGTTTGGAGATAAAGAAGAAATTCCTTTAACAACTCTAAATTTTTTATCTTCACCTAAAATAATCCTGTCAATTCTTGGAATATAATAACTATAATCTGACTCTAAAGCTTCATCTGCTCTAGGAATAGAAATTCCAGACAAAGCAAAAGCAGGTGAAATAGCACTAGCGTTGGTTCGAATTGGTCTAAAATCAACACAATCTCTAAGTTTATAAACTTCACCAGTAGATGGGCTTGTGTAATTTGGTATTTTAGCATAACGAATATCTTCGGTTGCACCAAGTGAAGCATTATTGTAAGAATCTACCGTAAAATATCCAGTTCCAGTATGAGTGAAATAATTAACCAATACTAAAAGTTGACCTGTTGGAGGTAAAGAACCAGGTCTTAGTGTAATAGAACCATGATCATAATAAGCATCTGTTTGACCATCATTTAAAATATATCTATCAGTAATATCTTTTGATGTATCAGACAAATCTGCTGCAACTACCGCTGTTGATATATTTTTTGAATCAATTACTTTAAAAGATGATTTATAATTACGACCACCTGAAGTTACATTAAAGTAGCCATAAGTTTCTTCAAATTTACCTTCTAGTTTGTAAATATCAGCAATATAAAGATTATCTGATTTTCCAGGAGTTCTATTTGGAACTGCAAGAGCAACTTGACTATCACTTAAATAAACTGTTGTATTTCCTACTGGAGAAACTCCTCCAGTTCCTATAGAATTTGTAACAGCAGACACAAGTGTTTTTACTTTTGGAGTTGTTGTATTATAATCAATAGTTGCTATAACATCAACGGTTATTGAATCTCCAACATTATTAAAATTTAATGTAGCTGTAGAACCACCACCAGATACTTGAATATTTCTTCCATCCCAAGGAATAGAAGAACCAAAAGCACCACTTGATCCAAAAGGAATTACTTGACCCTTTGAAAATTTTGTTGATGAAGTAACATTATTTGCAACTACATAAAAATGTTCTAAGGTTTGAGCTTCACTTAAAGTGCCGCTACCAACAAATAAATTTGTAGCAGAACCAGTAGAAAGTGAAAGTGCGCCTGTACCTCCATTTACTGTTTGGTTTCTAAATAAAGCTTTACCTCTAAAATCTTGATCTGACATTCCAAAACTAACAAAAGATTGAGGCACACGAAATACTAAAGATTTAAAATTAGTATCAGAAATAAATGTATTTCCAAAAGCAGCGGCTGGCGTTGTAAGAGATTTATTAATAGAATCTACATTAGCTGAAGAAAGAATATGTGCTGTAGAATTTGATTTAATAAAAGATTGTACATCTTTAATATTAAAATCGAGTGTATATGATGAATTGCTTCTTGGTTGAGTTCCAAAAGTATCAGCAATTTTAGCCGTTTTTGTTATATTATCATAAGAAACAATTCGATGTTTTACATTATCTGCGCCATAACCAGAAGAAATACGAACAATAGAATTATAATAAGCATTAGCAATATTTGATACTTGCCCAGCAGTTGTAGAAAGAATTATATGATTTGAATTTCCTGAACCTCCACAATTTCCTGTTACTGTAGAAAGTCTGGTGTCAAAAATATAAAAATTATATTTGTGTGTATCTGATATATAATTATTAGAAGCACTTACATATTCAATCTCACGAATTCTTCCTGTTCCTATTTTAGTAGAATTATAAAATGTAGTATTTGATGTACTTACATTTCCATTAGCAACACAATGTAAATCAAAAGCTTCCATTGTTCCACTATCAAATAATCCTCTAACATTAGTTACAGTAACATAATTTCCATAGTTTGCTGCAACATCATAATTTTGAACAAAATATTTTTCTCTTGCTCGTTCTAACTCTAAATTTGTTGGAGATATGGTTTCAATTTCAAAGCCACGAACATATGCTTTTCCTGCGCTCAGTTTAGCTGTAAATAAAGAAGAATTTCCTGTATTTGCTACATTTGAAGAAACATGGTCTTTTAAATAGATGGTAAAAGGTTGTACAGTATAGTTACCTGATTCATCATAAGTCCTTCTAGCAAATGTTTTCTCCAATTCAGCATAGATAGGATAACTATTTCTTAATGTAACCGTTCCGCTTTCAATACGAATAATTTCAATAAATTTTGTATCATCAGTAGATTCTAAAGATCTTGCAGATAATACTAAATCTACTTTATATCTTGTAGCACCAGGTGCTTGGTAATTTGAAGCATTTAAAGCAGGATCCAATAAAGTAGTGTCGGTTCTTTCATCAATAATACTTTCTCGATATTCTAATCCAATACGATTTGTTGGAGAATTATCATATTTGTTTAATACAATTGTTTGTGGTGTTACTTTAACAAAAAAATCATCAATAAAATAAACACCCTCATTTATACTTGCGGTTGACGCTTTACCTGTAGATTCTATTGGCAATAAACGTGCTTCATATTGGTCATCATCAATTGTAAAAAAAGTTTCGTTGTCTACAAGAGTTAACCCTGTTTTATATTCAACATATATTGTTGCCGGATCTGTTAATGTTGCTTCTTTTATTGCAACAACTTTTCCAAGAGAACCTCCACTAGCCAAAGCATGTGCATTACCAATATTTTTACCAAGAAAATTATTTACATTTATGTCTTGGCCGCCAACAGTAGTTGTTCTTAATTTGTGATAAATGACGGAAGTAGAAACAGAAACTTCACCACCCGTTACAACTGATCCATTTTTAAAAACATGTTTACCAAAACGAGATACTTGTTTTTGTAAAATTGTTTGAAGTTGAGTTAATTCACGAGCTTGAACAGCATAACCTGGCCGAAAAAGCATACGAAGAAATTTTTTATCTTCATCGTAATCATCATAATAAGGAGTTACATTAAAATTTTGAACTAATGCCATTTTTAACCTTTAAAAATTAATAATAATTTTAATATTTTCAGCTTGACCAAGTGTTCTTTCCGTTTTTAATTCATTGGTGACATATAAAAAATCTCCAGAATAAGGTTGAAATTCCGGATTATTAACAGAAACTATTGTTCTGGTGGCTCCAGAAGTAAACCCGGTTACAATACCTCCAGACGAAAAGGTGCCTTTTACTTTTGTTAGTTTTACGAAATTTAATGTTTGGTCATTAACAAAACCGTAAGCAGTTGGGCTACTTGTATTACCTTGATAAACATATTCATTTAAATTAAAACTTGTTCCAGCAATTAAATCTAAATCTGTCGTTTGAGAAAATACTGAATTGGATGTACTATTATTTGATGCAACAGATTCTCCGTATTTATGAGGATTTCTTAACAAACTAACTTGTCTAAAACTTGTATTTGAAGAAATTGTTCCACTTTCTGTAGTATCATTTTCTCCAATTGTAACAGCAATCATTACATTATTTGCATTTAATTCTTTTGCTGGATTAAAACCATGTCCATATTTTGGTGGCAAAATTACACGACATGTTGCTCCTGTTCCAGACCCATAAACTACAGCATTAGCATAAGTATAACCAGTACCAATACTCGTTACTGTTATTTTTGAAACATTTGCATTTGCAGCAGAAACACCTGAAGAAATATTAGATAATGTTACATTTGCAGCACCGCCAGATCCTGGACCATCAATAAAAAGTCTTGTAGATATTGCAATATTATTTGTGTTTCCGCCAGATCCAGTAGTTGTTGAAGAAAGAGTTAGAACTCCAGTTGCTATCGATATATCTTCAATATGCGTTGTTGGTGGTATACCTGATCCAGAAATTAACATATTTGTTAAATTTGAAATTGATGGTATACTAAAGATTTCTAAAACTAAAGCTGTATTTGATAATTTTACCGTTGTTTGGCCAGAAGTAAAACCATTAACTTTTATATTTGAAGCCTGACGATAATTTGTGCCAGGATTTGTTACTATGATACTTGTTAATTCTCCATCAACAACATTTAATGGACTAACATTAAAATCTAAAGCTGAAGTATTTGTTGGTGCTGGAATCCAATTGTTTATAAAAAACTTATTAAAAGGAGTTACATTAAACATGTATTTCCAAATATAACCATCAGCAGTAGCTATATTGCCATTTGATGTTATATAATCTCCCGTAGGTTCAACAGTCGAAAAAGCCGAATTGTTATTAGAAACACACTTATAGACGTTTCTTGTTGAGTTCATAACATACATTGGATTTAAACTTTGAGAGTTATTTGATTTAAATAATTCAGAAAATTCTATTGTATCATCAAAAGCTCTATATTTTACATTTGAAGTCCAATTATATCTAGGAATTACTAATTGAACATCATTACCCGTTATTCTTTTTCCAGCAAACATATTATCCCAAATCAATTTATCTGTTGAAATTGTTTCAACTATTGGATCTGGAGAAGATTCATTAGAATATTCTATATGATTTCCAATGCTGATATAAGCAATAGTTGGAATTTCTTCCGAAAAAGACTCTTTGAACTGCTCAGCAGCATTAAAAGACAAGCTTTTAGTTAAAATTGATGGCATAGGTTCTATTTATGTCAATATAATTAAAGATTCATTACTGGTATTCTTTGTAAACACAGAAGATACCGATAAATTTGTGTTACTAATTATGTTATTTACTGTTCTAATTTCACCATTAACCGAAACATTAGATCCGAGAGTTAAAATTCCTCTACTGTTTGCAATGTTAAAGTAAGTATTGTTTCCAATTAGATAAATTGAATTATTTTGAGTCGTTACTAAACCAGAAATCGTATTTGTTGATTGATAAATAATTTTAGATTTTGGTGCATCTGCTTCTTTTAACATATTAAATAAAGCAAAATTAACAAAACCGGTTGGATGTAGTAATTGTTTTAATATATCTTTATATTTTGCAAATGAGATTGGTGATGAAGTTATATACGCATAATCATAATAATAATTACCTCCTTGCAGACGCCTCTCATAACTAGAAATAATAGAATCTGTTGTTGTCCATTTTCCAGGAAAAGTAGTAAAAGATGGCCCAATGTTTGCTACTGCGGAAGCTGTACCGCTACCTTTTTGCGTTAGATCTATCACTGGAGCAAATTTATAGTTATTTCCTGGATAAGTAATTTTGATTGATCTAATAGCACCTTCTCTAAAAGTAACATCAGGATTTATATTATCTCCATCTCCCATTAAAGAAGTAATTTGTATTTGAGCATTAGAACCTGTTGTTGAGTAAATGGAAACATTTGGAAAAGTATTTTGAGTATAATTTACTCCTCCAACAACTCCTCTCGCATAAGATCCCAATTTAGTATTAGAAAAAGTAGTTGTTCCGTCAGTAAATTGAAAAGCAACATTAACAGTAGCATGTGTAGTATTAATTACAGAATTTACATATCTTTCTTGACAACGAATAATAATTTTATCATTTACTCGTAAATCATTTATAAAATTTGTATTAGTTCCAATTATTAATATTGAATTATTTGTAAGTGCAACATTGCCATCAATTCTAGGAGGTTGAATTTGTATTGCTTGAACAAATCCGTTTGCTGCAACATTACTTACTGCAGCAGCAGCTCCAAAACCACGAGTGCGTATAGGATTTGGATAAAAATAAACTTCATCTCCAACTTTGTAGTTTAAACCTCCTAAAGAAAGTAAACCAGTAATATCTCTTTTAACATCTATTCTACCAATCGATCTTAAATCTTTAAGATCTTTTTCAATGTAATTATCTAATTCGCCAGCTGTGTAAATGGCTGCCTGATATACATCCATTTCTGCTTCTTCAGCGCCAGCCAAAACAAAATCTGTTACTCCTTTTTGAATTGGTCCAAGATTAATAATAATGTTAGAATTGAAAGCATCTACAATTCTTGTATTTGCATTTTGTGTTCGTGTATTTACTATATTATAACTAGCAGCATTAATTGTTGTAGCAGAGTACGGACCTATGTAACCTGATGCTAAAACACTATAACTATTATTTGTAAAAATAGTATTAGCGGTTTCTGTAATAGATCCTATTGTTACCACATTAGAATCATAGAAACCTCTAAAAAGACTTTCACCTGCTTTAAAACCTGCACCGCCATAAGATATGTTTATAGTAGCAATATTTACCGATTGAACTTCTCCAACCTCGGCTGTTGCAATTTCTTCAGCAGCTCCACCCAATACTAATACAGGATCTCCTACATTATAAGAAAATCCTGAATTAATAAGTTGAATACTATTTACGATAGAAAAAGTATCCGCATTAAAAGTTATTAAAGAACCATCACTAGCTATAACATCAAATTTTATTATTTCTCCATTTATGTAATTACCTGAGAGTGATTTTGGATCAATAAATATTTCAAAAGGTAAAGGAAAATTTTCGTTTTCCGAAATAACTGTTTCTACAACTCTATCAACAAGAGATGTAGCACCAGAAGTTAAACCAGTTATTTTTCTATTTTTTAAAAGATTATAATCAAAATTATTATAAACAATTTTTATATTATCATTAGATGTAGGAATTGTTGTAAAATATAATTTTTTTGATTCTCTACGAATTTCATAATCTACATTTTCTTGTTTTAAAACATTGTTAACATAAACTGATACTTCACCTACATTAACAAATTGAGCCAATAAAATTTCTTTATTAACACTATTGCCAGTATGAATACTTCTAACATCTTCTTCTATTTTAAGACTTTTTTCAATTACCCATTTTCCATCAGATGCTCTTAATATTCTACTTTTTGGAAGAATAATATCAACATCTTCATTAAACAAAAGTCTAAACAAAAGTTTAAAGGATTCATCTATACCTTTTGACAAATAAAGAGGTAAAATATTTTTAATTAAAAAATCTTTATCTACTTGAACGTCTTTAGGTATCAATGAAATAAAACTGTTTACAAAACTGTCTTCAAATTGATCCACAGATTTGTCTACATCAATTATATTTCTTATATCTTTTATTGATGTTGTTAAACTGTTACTGATTGGATTGGTGAGTGTAGCTGTTCCTGTACCTGATCCAACACCAGTAGCAATAAAAGAAGTTCCTACGATTGCATCAGCTGGAGCTCCAATTGATTGCCAATTTGTTGTTCCTAAGGTGTTGATTGTATAACGAGTTCCAATAACAAAAGAACCAGCTGAAACAGGAAGTGTTGACTGATCTTGTTCTAAAAACTGATAATAAGCTTTTAGAAATTGAATGAATAGTGGATATTCTTCCCTAATAAATTCAGGAACTTGTTCACTAACAAAAAGTGAGGTATTGGAAAATGACATTAATTACTAATTGCAGTTAAGGTTGTTACTACGGAAGATGGATCTGTGCTATCAATCGTTAAAATGGTGTTTCTTACTGGCTCAATAATGCCTTTCTCTGATTCAACTGTTAATCGCATTTCTCCATCAGGAGAAGAAACAGAAACAATATTAATATCATTTAAAGTAATTTTGCCTGTTTCATAATTTATTTCGCCAACATTTTCGTCAACAACTTGCCTTTGAGCTGTAGAATCATAATAAATTGTTCTAAGAGTTCCTATTTTTGAATCGATTTGTGCTGTTGCTAATGCTGAAGTGCCGCCGCCACCAGTTAATGTAATTATAGCTCTTGTATAGTCAATTCCTCTATTTGTAACTACAATTTCTTTAATTGTGCCGTTTATAAGTCTTGCTTCAGCTTCAGCTCCAGTTCCATCACCAGTAATAGTAACAGTTGGAGCAGTTGTATAATTTAAACCAGGATTAGTAACTGATATTGAAGATATTCCAGTAAAAGAAGATGGTACTTCTTCAATAACAACAGTTCTTAAAACAGAGGAAGAATCTCTAGTTTGAAATTCAGTTGATGCAAGTCTATTAGATGTAGTTCCTCGTTTTAAAGGAACATTAAAATTTATTTCATAAGAAAAACTTTGATTTAATCTTGGTGTAAATCTTTTTTGAACTTTTATTGTTAATTGATTACCTATAATTGAATTTAAATCTACAGCATCAATTGTTGCTTCTAATTTTGAATCAACTAATCTAGAATTAAATTTATTTAAATAAGTATTTCTATATTCTAATATAGAATTTTTAATATTATCTTTTATTCTTTGTTCTGTTACCGTTGTTTTTTTAGGATCATATCTTGCATCAACATCAATTAAAATATACAAATAAGTTGGATCTATTATTTCTGTACTAATTGAAATTACGGATTTTGGATCAATAATTTCAGAAATAATTCTTTGTTTTTCTGCTTCAGAAATATAATAATTTTCTTTTGGTTTTAAAGATACAAATATTTTTCCATAAACAGGAGGCTCATTATCTTCTCCTCCCCAAACAGAAATAGATTCAATGTTTGGATAACTATTTAAAATATAAGTTGCATAATCTTTATTTGTTACTAAACGATTTTGTGTTGAAAATCTTGCAGAAGCTGAAAATTTTATACTGTCAACAGATTCTCGAATTGAACCGCCAGATGCAGAGCTTTTAGGGTTTATTAAAAAATTTGTTAATGAGGTACCTAAAGAGTCTACAACCGAAGAAGTAGCTATAAAAGTGTTAGCTTTATTTGCTTCAGTAGCACTTGTTACTAGATAAGTTACACTAACAATTGATCCATCCGGTAAAGATTTTCCAATAACATTATTACCAAAATAAATTTGATATAAACCTCCTCGGCCTTCTTGGAGGAAAAAAACTTCAGAATCAGAAGTTATATCTAAAACATCAGTTACTTTTTGATAAATTTTTGCTGCACTATTAGCTGAATTAGGTGTTACGCTAACTTTCAATGTTGTGGTGTCAATATTTGGATCAGGTAATTGAAATATTGATTTTGGGTTTGAAGATCTTTCAAAAGAAAATGAGTATGTAATAAATTGTCCTTCATAAATTTGCAAATCTTCAAAATTGTATTTTGTATTTGATTTTGTAACTGTTGTATCTTGCAACACAACAAAATTATATGCTTTACTATCAATTTGACTTGAAAGAAAAGAAAAACCTTGTGGCAATGTGCATGTTCCTGCTGTTGTATTATTTGACTCAACAACAAAATCAATAATTGCTACTGGAGCTTTGGAAGAATAAGGAACATATCCTAAAGACTTTGCATGAGAAACAACAGAATCTCTAAGTAAAGCGGTATCTAAAAAAGATTCATTTGCTACCATATTTAAATAGTAAGCATTATAGTGTGTGTTATATGCAAGAATGTCTAATAAAATAGAAAGACCAGCACCATCAAAATCATAGTCTTGAAATTCTGTTTGTTGCTTTAAAAAAGTTTTTAAGTTTGCTTTGATAGTATCAAAGTCAAGTTCTGTTACTCTTAAACGATCTACCATTTTATCTAATTCGCTCTAGAAAAAAATTAATTGTTATTGGATTTGGATTATTAATAATGTAAAATTCTAAAGTTATCTTATATGTATTATCGTCCGGAGAAGGAACAGCAACCACTTTAGAAACTTGTGCTCTTGGCTCAAAATTGCCAATTACTTCGCTTATTTCTCTTTCAATTCTTGCAGCAATTATCGAATCAACATTTTCAAATAATAAACGTCTAACATTACTGCCTATTTCTGGTTGAAAAGGTCTTTCGTAATGATTTGTTAAAATTAAATTTTTAATTGAATTAATAATAGCATATTCATTTATATGCGTATTTACATCTTTTTTGATTGGATGTTTTGTAAATTTTAAATCCAAATCTTTAAAAGTTCGTTGTGATTTTATGTCTACTGTGGCCATCGTTTATTTATTCAACCTCCAGCAAAGACATTACCTGATCCTGCGGCCACAGAAGTGCAACCAGAGATAGCATCTCCAACTCTACCTGCACCCTTAGAATTAACAAAAACTGTTGACGATCCAACAGCAATTGGAGCTGCATGAGCAGGACATGGAGCTCCAGGCAATAAATGAACCGTGTTTACATCACCTTGTCTAGACCATGCTATACTGTTAACAAATACATCTCCTGAACCTTGAGCTCTAGTTGGTCCAGAACAATGTGTAACGTCTGCATCACCTATTCTTGTTGCTGCTGGCACGTTCTTTCTCCATAAGTTTTTGAAGTTTATTATTCCAACTTTCAATTTCTTCATGTTGTTCTTCTGTGTGTGGTGCGTCAGGCACCTCAGGTAAAAATTTAATCACATTCTCAAATTCTTCAGGTATATCTTCATACCTGATAAATGTTTCTAATTTTCCATTCACTAAAATTACATCC